CCGCATTGTGGAAAAAGTCTTAATAAGTTTGACTAAGTTTTATTTTTACCTTATAAAAGGTATATATGCCAAAAATAGTAAATAAAACTGAAGAAAATTCAAGAATGGTAACGCAGTTATCTGGGCTTGGATTACCGCATGAGCAGATATGTTCAATCTTAGACATATCAAAGCCATCACTTTACAAGTATTATCAAGAAGAATTAGCAAAGGGAAAGGCTACTGCCGTTGCTAAAGTAGCAGAAAATTTATATAAGATTGCAACAGGTGATCCAAAAGACCGCAACACTTTAGGCGGAGCAATTTTCTTCTTAAAAACACAAGCTAAATGGAGTGAAAAACAAGTATTGGAGATTCAAGATGGCACAGAAGAAGATGATAAGTTCAAAAAACTTATCTCAAACATTCAACGAGCTAAACTCGCAGAAAAAGATAGCGACACTACTCTTAACTGATTGGTATGCAAAAGCTCGTAAAAAACAAATTATTGTTGATGAAGATGACTATAATATTCAAATGGTTTTGGCTGGAAGAGGATTCGGCAAAACATTGCTGGGTTCATACGATATCATTCAATACTGTTTGTTAAATCCAAATGTCATTTGTGGTGTGATTGCTCCGACACATGGTGATTTAAGAAAGATATGTTTTCAAGGTGAATCTGGAATAATGTCTGTATTAGATAGAAATTTATTATCTGAATCTGGATATAACAAATCTGAAAGTGAGATAGAATTCTTTAATAATTCTAAAATTGTAGGAATTTCTGCAAGTGAGCCAGATCGATTAAGAGGTGTTCAATTCCATAGAGTTTGGTGTGATGAATTAGCTTCTTGGAGATATAGAGAAGCATTTGATAACTTGATGATGGCTTTGCGATTAGGTGAATCTCCAAAGTGTATTATTACCACAACACCAAGACCAACTGAATTAATTAAAGAACTAGCTGTCAGATCAGACACTAAAGTTATCAAGGGAAATACTTTTGAAAACATGGATAACCTTGCTCCATCTGCTATTAAAATGTTAAAGGAAAGATACGAGGGAACAAGACTTGGGCGACAGGAACTCTATGCAGAGATATTGGAAGATGTAGAAGGTGCATTATTTCATTCTACAAATATTGAAGAATCTAGAATAGAAGTTACTCCAGACATGCAAAGAATCGTAGTCAGCTGTGATCCAGCAGTTACCAACAACGCACAATCAGATGAAACAGGAATTATTGTTGCTGGTAGAGGTGTTGATAATCATTTCTACATATTAGAAGATAAATCTGGTGTATTCAGCCCAGATGTTTGGATAAAACGAGCAATAGAGTTGTATTATAAGTTTGACGCAGATAGAATAGTTTGTGAAGTAAACAATGGTGGCGACTTAATAGAAAAGTTATTAAGAGTACAAGACTGTAATGTACCTTATTCATCTGTTAGGGCGACAAGGGGAAAGATGTTAAGAGCAGAGCCAATAAGTGCATTATATGAGCAAGGGAAAGTTCACCATGTGGGTTATTTTAAGGAGTTAGAAGAACAGATGTGCAGTTACACTCCAGACACAGTAAAAAGTCCAGACAGGCTTGACGCACTCGTGTGGGGTATAAGCTCACTCATGAACTCTGGCAGAGCAATTTTTAGAATCAGTTGAGAGGTAAATAATGGGATTATTTGATAGATTCAAAAAACAAACAGAGCAGATCCAGACAAAAGAAGCTCCGAGAGTGCTATTTAATAAGGTACAGGCATATCAAGGTAAAGGCATAAGAAAGTATCAAGAACAAGCACAACAAGGTTATCAAAGTAATGCCATAGTATATAAATCTGTGAGTATGATTGCGAACAACGCAAGTGCAGTTAAGATAAAAGTATTTGCTGGAGATAATCAGCTAGACAGCCACCCATTAATTTCTTTACTGGAAAGACCAAATCCCTTGCAATCTGGAGTAGAGTATTTTCATTCATTGATTAGTTATCTGCTCATATCTGGTAACTCTTACATGATTAAAGATAAAGACACAACTGCTCCCACAGAACTATATTTGCTTAGACCAGACAGGATTCACATCAAGACAGGAACATCAATGATTCCAGAAGCCTATCAATATAAGATAGATAATAAGGTAATTAACTCATATGAAGTTAATCCATTAACAGGTTATTCACAGGTTAAACACATTAAGTTATGGAATCCACTAGACGATTTTTATGGCTTATCTCCTATTGTTGCGTCTGCTTATAACATTGATCAGCACAATATGGCTGGTTTGCATAATGTTGCCTTGTTAAAGAATGGCTGTACTCCATCTGCCATGTTGAAGTTTCAACCTAAAGATGAAACAGGAGCTTCTGCAACTTTGACAGATGACCAGAGAGCGATGTTGCTACAGGACTTGGAAGCAAGATTTTCTTCTAGCACTAATGCTGGGCGACCAATGTTATTAGAAGGCGACTTTGATTTTGTGCAAATGGGATTATCGCCTAAAGAAATGGATTGGCTGGAATTAACTAATATGTCAGCCAGAGAGATTGCATTATGCTTTGGTGTACCAGCTCAATTAGTTGGTATTGCAGATCAGACATATGCCAATGTGGCAGAAGCAAGATTATCATTGTATGAAGAAACCATTATACCTTTATTGCAACGACTAGAATCAGATTTAAACGAATACTTAGCACCTTTATATGATGGCGATTTAAGTATCAAATATGACATAGATTCCATTCCAGCTATGGCAGAGAAAAGAAAACAAATATTTGCTAATGTCAGTCAAGGTGTACAGCAAGGCATATTGACCAGAAACGAAGCCAGAGAAAGGCTTGGTCTTGAGCCTATAGATGGTGGAGATAGTTTGCTTGTGCCTTCCAACCTATTCCCACTTGGGGAAGTAGACGACACTCCACCTTCTCAACCAGACGAAGATGAAGATGAAGCTAAGTTTTATGAAGATGAATGGGAAGGTATCTATGGAGATGATACTGAAGAAAAATATATGAAGCCAAAAAAGAAAAAGAAGAAAAGAACTAAGGAGATGTTAGAAGAAGATGTGTTTACTACAGAGCAAGAAGCACTAGAAAGAGCAAAAGTCATTGGCTGTCAAGGAAGTCATACACACCAGACAGATGATGGTAAGACTGTTTTTATGCCATGTAGAAGCCATGAAGAATACCATGAGACCATAGGTGTAGAGAAAGAAGAAAAGCAAACCAACTTTCCCAAAAGGGGAGACGACAAAAAGATAAGTTTGAGGAACAGCGACTATCCTTTGTTTGACAGAGAGTTTGCTAAGACCATAAAGGAAGAACACCCTGAGATTTGGAGAGCTGGTGGCAACATAGAAGGCAATCGTTCTTTTAGATTGTTGATTGACCACCTTGATAATGGTAACGACTCCACGACAGTCCTCAATAAAATCAAAGAAAGAGAAGCATGGTCAGCCAGACACTTTAGAGATGGCTCTGCTTTCAAAGACCCAAGCAAAAGCCCAAACCTTTCTAATATTGCTGGTGTAGTGGCTCAGATGAAATGGTTGACGATTGGTACTCTTGGAGAGCAAGGCATGAAAGATGTCGTTATGGAAGTGGTAAAAAAAAGAGAGGGTAAGAGCATTGATGAGGAAGGTATGTATCTTGGCACTCACTATGACGAAGAAGAACTGGAAATAAAAGCACCAGCTTTGTCTGCTTCAGTTAAAAAGGGGTTGCAAGGCAAAGTAGATAAACACAATGAAAAATATGGGGATAAGAAAGGCAAAAGAGTAACTCTTAGAATGTTATCTGCTGTATTTAGAAGAGGAATTGGTGCATATAGAACAAATAGACAATCAGTTCGCAGTAATATTAGAAGTGAAGAGCAGTGGGCATATGCCAGAACAAATTCCTTCTTGTTTGCTGTTAGAACAGGAAGATTTCAAGGTGGCAAGTTTGATTTAGACTTATTGCCTACAGACCACCCATTATCATCAAAGGATTAAACTATGTTTAAATTTGGAAGTGGATCACTAGAAAAATTAGAAACAGTACACCCAGACTTAAAATTAGTT